ATGTGACTAGATGAGTGATGTTATTGTTTCAACAACCGAGTCAACAACCAATGTAACAACAGTCAACGATGTTACAACCATCGCTATCACAAACAATGTTGTTGAGGTCAGTCAGGCAACAGCAGGTTTGCAAGGGCCTCCAGGGGCTAACAGTGACCCTACCTATGTTTTTGTAACAAACAAAACAGGCTCAACTCTCGCTAAAGGCTCTATCGTTTATGTTTCAGGTGCAAACGGTGTGCATACTCAAGTTAGTTTGGCGTTAGCTGTCGGGGACATCACTTCTGCTAGGACTCTAGGTTGGCTGAGTGAAAACATTGCTAACAATGCGACAGGCCTATGTTGTGTTGAAGGCTACCTTGATGGGATAAATACGCAGGGCGTTACTGAAGGTGCACAACTTTATTTATCGCCAACTATCCCTGGTGCTTTTACTGAAACTAAACCTGTTGCTAGTGATCATCTAGTTTATGTTGGTGTTTGCGCTAAAGCATCGGCAGGTAATGGTCGTGTGTTTGTTAAAGTGCAGAATGGTTATGAACTGAATGAACTGCATGACGTAAAGACAGTGAACTTAGCGAATAATGATTTGTTGCGTTACAGTGCTTCAACAGCGTTATGGGAAAATGTTGCTTCCACCGCTATAACAGTAGGTTCAGCAATAACAGCAGGGACAAGCGTTTATGCAACAAACGCAGGCACTAGCGTTTATGCTTCAACAGCAGGCACAAGTGTTTATGCAACAAACGCAGGGACAGCAGTAGATTTATCAGGCTCAATAACAAAATCACAAGTCAGCGACTTCACAAGTGGCACTGTTGCTTCTGCTTCAACAGCACAACAAGCAGGCACAGCAGTCTATGCAACGACATCAGGTTCAGCGAGCGTATCAGGGTCAGCAGTCGCCTACACCGGTTCAATAACAATCAGCCAAATAACTGATCTAGCCAACGCAACAGTAACATCAGCTTCAACAGCGCAACAAGCAGGAACAAGCGTTTATGCTTCAACAGCAGGGACAAGCGTTTATGCGACATTAGCAGGGACAGCTAGTTATGCGACAGCGGCTTTATCTGCTACTTCTAGCAATAGTGCTTATACTGCTTTACTTGCAGGGACAAGTGTTTATGCTGCGACATCAGGGACAGCAGATTATGCGACAACATCAGGGACAAGTGTTTCAATAAGTGGCAGTATTACTCGCAGTCAAGTTAGTGATTTTGCTTCGGGAACTGTCGCAAACATTTCAGGAACAGTAACACAAACACAAGTAGCAAACCTAACAACAGATCTTGCAGGTAAAGCTAATCTTGCTGGGGGAAACAGTTTCACAGGCGCACAAGTTGTTGCTTCATCGGGGACAGCATCCATCCCACTTGTTGTTAGGGGAACAGCAGGACAAAGCGCAAACCTAACTGAAATACAAGATTCAACAGGCGGAACACCTTTAGCAGTAAGTTCTACCTATGGTTGGGTTGGTAGAAATGCTGGAACAGTATCATTTGCTTTATCATCACAAAATGGTTTAGGTGCGTTTTATTTACAAAATGCATCACAAGTAGGTTTGCTAGTTCGTGGCGCAACAAGTCAAAGTGCAGATTTACAAGCCTGGCAGTCAAACGCAGGTGTAACAACATTAGCTTCTATTTCATCAAGCGGTTCATTCTTTACAAACTCAACCTTATTTACAACTTTGCAAACATACATTTATGGTGCAAGCGATTATGGGGCAGCGTTAAATGTTCAAACTAGAGCTACAGGTTCGCAAGGCGTTATTGTTCGCGGTAGAGCAAGTCAAACAGCAAACCTACAAGAATGGCAAGCGAGTGATGGCGGCACAGCGGCGAGAGTAACTAGCTCTGGTTCATTGGTTACGACACAAGGTTTTGCTGTTTTAGGTGGCGCATCAATATCTGGTTCTATTGCAACACTTTTACAAACAAGCAATGCGGCAAGAATAGCTTTAGTTGTTCAAGGTGCAGCGTCTCAGTCTGCTAATTTGCAGGAATGGCAAAACTCGGCAGGAACAGTATTAGCCCTAGTCGGTCCATCTGGAACGATTAGAACTCCAGCATTACTTAGCACAGATAACCTAAACGCTATAACTTTTGGTGCAACACGCAACGTTCAATTTGGTTCTGCTACACAGGCTTTTGGTGGTGGTGAAGTGGTTATCGGTATTCGTAACGCAACTACTGTTCCAACATCAAATCCAACTAATGGTGGGGTTTTGTATGTTGAAGCAGGTGCGTTAAAGTATCGTGGAAGCTCTGGCACAATAACAACAATTGCAAATGCATAAGGTAAGGTAAATAGTATGAGTGAATTTGAAGTCCCAACAGAATACAAGGTAACTACTTTGCAGCAGCGTTTAGAAGCGTTGAATGTTGAAGGTTGGCATAATGAGGAAGCAAAACTTGTTGCGATCAGTATAGGCAATAATGATGAAGTTGAACGCTTGACTGCGAACATAGAGATCATTAAGACTGCTATTGCTGATGTGAAGGCTCGTATCGCAGAACTAAACGCATAACTGCTCAACACTAAACTAAAGGTATGAGCGCAAAATACGTTGAACCGTTCCCTGTAAAGACACGTGGCGATGAATTCGGTAATCTAGCACCTTACAGGAATGGCAGGCCACATAGAGGGCAAGACTGGTCGCCAAAAGAGAACAGTGACATCAAAGCTATTACTGACGGGACAGTGTTTGTGAACACTTGGACTGACGTTTTAGGTTGGATTATTATTCATTCAACTAAGGATGGGTATTGGGTTTTGTATGCTCACCTGGCTAAAGAGTCAACACTGAAAAAGGGTGACAAGGTCAAAGCCGGTGAAACACTTATCGGCAAGGTAGGTGGAGGCAAGAACACTCCTAGTGGCACAGCCAGCACAGGCGCACATTTACATTTGAGTATCGGTAAAGCTAACAAAACTTTTAGCAACCCGAACATTCATTTGGCTGCCTACACTGACCTAGTTGACCCGATCAAACACATTGAGGCAAACCAATGAAACAAGCATTGATCAACAAATTCAAGCAAATCTATGCGGTGGTTAGTGAACTGACGTGGAGGGGTTTTGGTTTGTTCCTGTTTGTTTTAGGTAGCAGTGCTGGTGTAGGTGCAGCGTTGACCGGTAGTTGGGTGAATGGTGTTGTTGTGGCTTGGGGAACACTAATGTTGGGGCTTATCGGGGCTTTAGGGTATGCCATAGCGGTTACAGGTAAAGCAACTAGGGATGATGTGGCTAAAGGCGCTCAAGACGCTATCCAAAAGGCTCAACAAGACACCAAAAAGCAAGAAAACAAGTAGTCACCTAACATTTACGCTAAAAGGCGTGTATAAGCCTTACAGGGCTGTTTTAGGGGTGTTTTTAGATTTGTTGTTCACGCCTAATTTTGGCTCGCTGTTTCGGGGTTGTGCCTCCCCAAATACCGAACTCCTCACGCAAACCAACCCTCAAACATTGGGCGATAACAGGGCAACGCATACAAATCTCACGTGCAGTATTTTCCGCTAACCTAACCATCCCCATGCTTTGACTAGAAGTATGAAAATCCTCTGGATAAAACACGTGCGGCACTTGGGCACATTCAACCCCATCATTATCGTCAATAGCATCCAACAAGGCAGCCATCTCACGATCAGCTCGCAACAAATCTTTTACAACGTTAGGTATGTCAGTGGTCATAAATAAAGTGTAGTTATGACAACAAACAAATTAGACATAATCAATAAAACCGTTGCAACAGCGTCACCTTTAGGGGACTATGCTTCAGGCACACCGGAATGGCATGCGCTCAGGAATGAGGCTGGTGTTATCTCAGGTAGCGAAGTAGGCACAATACTTGGGTTTAGTCCCTGGAAGTCGGCGTTCACTTTGTGGGCTGAAAAAACAAACAAAATAGATAGCGATGTTGTTGGGAATATGGCTATGCGTTTAGGTCAACTCGTTGAACCAGCTATCCTGCAACTCTATAAAGAGCAACACACTGATCATGAAGTTGTGACTGTCGGCTCATTTGCACATAAAGATTATTCTTGGGCGCACGCAAACCCAGATGGTGTTGGTGCAGATGAGAATGGTGTGCCTTACATACTTGAAATCAAACATTCAAGTCAATACTGGGATAGTGTGCCTGAGAATTATCGTGCACAGGTGCTTTGGTATATGTGGGTGTTTGACGTAAAAAAGGCGGTGTTTGCTGTCGTCAATGCTGGTAGATACAAAGAGTATGAAGTGTTGTGGGATGACTTTGAATTTGCCGCTATCTTGCAGCAAGTCACAAAGTTTAGGCAACACGTGTTAGATGATCTGCAACCTGAATGGGATGGCAGCGACTCAACATTTGAAACAGTGAGAACTCTATCACCTGACATTCAAGACACTAAAGAGGAGTTAGGGCAGTTAGGTGTTGAACTGTTTAACGCAAACATAAAAGTCAAGGAAGCTGATACTCATTTGACTGAAATGAAGTCACGTGTCTTATCGGCCTTGAATGGGGCTAAATACGGAACTATTGAAGGTAAAGTTGTTGTGACTTTATCTCAACGTGGTGCAGGTAAACCATTCCTAACAATCAAAGAAGGAAACTAAACATGGCAGCATTCAACCCAGCAGAATACGAAACAGTAGCCGAACGCATCAAACGCTTCTACAAAGACTACCCCGATGGGCGTATCATCACAAAGAATTTGACTCAACAACACGACAGAGCGATAAGCACTTGGATAGTGCAAGCCTGGGTGTATTTATCTGCTGAGGATCAAGACAAAAACCTACCTAAAGCCACCGGTTTAGCGTTTGAAGTTGATGGTGTAGGGATGGCACAAAAAACATCGGCTCTGGAAACCTGTGAAACGTCAGCGATCGGGCGAGCATTAGCTAACGCAAACTATTTTGGCGACAAAAAGCCTAGTCGTGAGGAAATGCAAAAAACCGTCAAAACACCTGTAACAAAAAACTATGTTGCTGCGTTAGAGAACATCAACGACCTAGATGGTTTACGAGCCTTATACTTGGAAGCAAAGCAAAACAAGCAGTCGCCTGAATTGCTAGACAAAATCAAAGCAAAAGCAGATGAGTTATCAGGAAATAAAAGATAAAATCGGCATCCTAGAAGCCAAAATGCAGGAACTCTGGGAGCTAATACTCGCATTTGATGACGACCCGATACAGCGAGCCGAATACATCAACGAACTGGCCGACTATTCTTTACGCAAAAAAAAGTTAGAAAACTCGCTAACAAATTAGGTGTTTTGCCTCAACATGTGCTTAGATACTCTCTATGGAGGATCAGCAACAATACTTTTGTTCAGCCTGCCTCATTGAAATCAGTGAGTCAGCGTTATTTAAACGTATAGAACGTGGCGTAGTCAACGCAGATCAATGCGAGGACTGTCGTGACTTTGGCAAACCTATGCGCAACAGCCAAACATGGACTCATCCTGTTTTAGGCAAAATCATGTGCAAACCTCACACCGGTGAAGTAGATGACAACTTCAACCCAATAAACAAGGCTGGCAGGCTTTACATGCCTGGTGAACGTATTTGTGGTTTGAAGGACTGTGTTAGGCGCAGTCATTTAGTGAAACATGCGAACAAGCTGGTCGCTGATCCTGTTGAAACGATTTTGGCGATGGTTGAAGCGCAAGCATACATGGCAAGGAAAAACCCCACCAAGCAACAAAGGGAACTTGATGGGGCTACTGAGAGGGGATCAGTAAGTTGAGTTTATCAGCAAAGTTAGACATAATAGGACAATTGCTGGAGGGTAATCATGCAAGATAAAACGCAACTGTATCGTTATTACAACCTAAATCGGGAACTTCTCTATGTAGGTATTTCACTTAATGCGATGCAAAGGCTGATGCAACATCGAGATAGTAAGTCTTGGTTTGACGAGATTAGCTTTATTTCAATCCAGCAGTGCGATAGTAGGAAAGAAGCACTAAAACTTGAAAAGCAGGCTATTGAACAGGAAAAACCTATACACAATCGCCAACATAATCACGCTTTGCCACATCAAAGAGGTCAAAAACAAGATGACAATCTTATTTCTACTTCAATAAAAGCTGAAATTGAGTTTATTGAAAGACAGAGAGATAAGTTACAAATTTTGTATTTGGCAGCTGAGCAAAGCAATCTAGAGTGGAGGAACAAGTTTCAAAGCCTATTGATTACTAATAATGCTCTAAGCAAAGAAATAGATAATTTCCAAAAATCCAAAAATGGTCGTAAATATCTTAAAAAGAAGGCTAAAAATGGGTTATAGCGAGATGGATTGGGTTTGGGATAACTCTAAAGCGTCTAAGACTGACAAGCTGGTGTTGTTGGCTATTGCTCGCAGATATACGCTTGGCAAGGGTGCATGGCCTAGTCAACAGCATTTAGCCAAAGTATGTAATGTGAATCAGCGATCTATTCGCAGCAGTATTGCTAGGTTGGAGGCGTTAGGTGAGTTGTCTTGGAAAACTGGTTCAGCTAAGTCAGGTAAAGCAAACCTGTATTTTTTGCCTAAGTTAGAAAGTGCAAAAACTTCCGCTGAAAGTGCAAAAACTTCCGCTGAAAATGGAAAAAACTTCCTACCATTAAATAATCAATTAAATAAATTAAATAAAGAAGCTTTTTTTGAGTTTTTGTCTTGTTTCCCTAATAGGACTGTTAGTGAGGATCGTGTTTATCGTGCTTGGGGGAGGGCGCTCCTAAAGGTCGCTAGCGAGGATGTGCTCATCACCGCTGCGCGGGCTAGTAGGGAAGTGTTGGAACCTGATGCTTGGTTGAATTTTGAGAAGTGGAAGGGTATTGATGATGGGGATTGGATGTTGAGGGCTTTATGAATGTTCGTTTGAGGTTGGAGCAGGGTGTTTTGGGTGGGGTGTTGTTGTTTCCTAATGTGTTTGATGGTTTGCAGTTGGATGAGGGTTTGTTTGATGATCCGTTGCATGTAACTATTTTTCGGTGTATTCGGGAGTTTCGTGAGCGTGATGTTAGGCCTGATGTTTTGTTGGTGGCTAATAGTGTTGCACCGGAGGTTGCTGCGAGGGTTTTTGAGTGTCAGGCTGAGGCTCCTGTTACTGGTGAGAGTGTTGGTTGGTATGTGCAGCAGTTGAAGGCTATTTGGGCTAAGGGTCGTTTGGGGTTGTTGGCTGGTCAGGTGTTGTTGGATAGTGCTGATGCTGGTAAGAGTGTTGATGAGCTTGTGGGGTTTGTTCAGGGTGGTTTGGATGGTGTTGTTGCTAATCAGTTGCCTTTGGAGGTGACTTATGCGCAGAGTTTTATGCAAGAGTATTTGAGGGTTATGGGTGAGCGTGTTCCGTTTATGCCTACTTGTTGGGGGAAGTTGAATTTGTTGGTTGGTGGTTGGCGTGATAGTGCGTTTTATGTTGTTGCTGGGCGACCTGGGATGGGTAAGACTATTGTGTTGTTGCAGGCTGCTTATGGGTTGGCGTTGGAGGGTAAGCATGTGCTTTATTTTTCGTTGGAGATGCCTGCTGTTCAGTTGCAGCATAGGGTTTTGGCGCAGGTGTGTGAGATTGATTATGACCGGATTGCTAACGATGATTTGGATACTCCTGAACTAAATATTGATAATCGTGATGTTAGGGATTTGCGTAGGAGTGTTTGGGCTGCTGAGGCTAGGTTGACAGATAATCTTGGTTTTGTTTGTGAGGCAGTGTTGTCGCCAGCTAGGTTGAGATCTTATGTTGCTAATGCGTCTAGTAGGCGTAAGGTTGATGCAGTGTTTATTGACTATATTGGGTTGATGGATGATGATGTGCGTCATAACAGTAAAACTGAAAAGATAGGTTCTATTAGTCAGCAACTCAAACAGCTCGCTCTAACATTGGACATTCCGGTGGTTGCGGCTGCACAGTTGAATCGTGAGATTGAGGCTAGGGGTGAGAAGGCTAAACCTATGTTGAGTGATTTGCGTGACTCGGGCAGTATTGAGCAGGATGCTGACGTGATTTTGATGATCCAACGTAAACAAACAGATCAAGATAAGAAGTTGAACCCTGATGGGAATGGGAGTGAGTTTTATTTGGTTGTCGCTAAGAATAGGCATGGTAGGACTGGTTCAGTGAAGTTTCTTGCTGAGGATCAATACAGCAGAATAGTTGAGGTGTAGTTGATGTTGCGTGTTGGTAGTTTGTTTAGTGGTTATGGTGGGTTGGATTTGGCTGTGTTAAACATTTTTGAGGATGCTGAGCTTGTTTGGCATTGTGAGTGGGAGGATGCGCCTAGTAGGATTCTTGATGCTCATTGGCCTGGTGTGCCTAACTTTAAGGATGTTACGAAGGTTGACTTTACTGCTGTCCCTGCAATAGACATTTTGACTGGTGGTTTTCCTTGCCAGGATTTGAGTTTGGCTGGTAAGAGGGCAGGCTTAGCTGAGGGAACTAGAAGTGGATTGTGGTTTGAGTTTGTGCGTGCTATTGAGGAGTTGCAACCTAAACTGGTTGTTATTGAGAATGTGAGAGGAATACTAAGTGCAAAAGCAAGTAATGGAATGGAATACGACACTGAAACTTTGGATGGTTGGGGATTGTCAGGAGGACAGCCTGTTTTCACCGCTATTCAAGCCGTTTTGGGGTCGCTGGCCGATCTCGGGTATGATGCGAAATGGTGTGGTGTGCGAGCTGCCGATGCCGGTGCACCCCACAATAGGTTTAGAGTCTTTATCATCGCCTATCCCAGAGGACTCAATTCTTAGAACTCCTAGTGTTACTGATGGCACTGGTGGGGCTATTAGTGAGAAGCAGGCTAGGGAGCGGGGCAGGATGGTAAAGGTTGCTGATCAGGTTGCAGAGTTGGCGTTTGAAAACAATCTAAAAGTATCTGACAGTATTGCTGCTTCCCTGTTGCCTACTCCTAGTGTCGCTCATTTGCGTAATCACGATGAACCGGTTGAAAATTATTTAGAGCGCAGAGGTAAGGCTGAGTCGGGTGAATACAGGGGTATGCCTGGTGTGAGTTTGGGTGTTGCGGTCAGGATGGAGATGTTGCCAACTCCTACTTGTCAGGATGCTAAGAATAATGGGGGTGCTTCGCAGTTTGAGCGTAATAGTTTGCCTTTGAACGCTGAAGTGACTTTGTTGCCTACGGTGCAGGTTGATGATGCTAAGAATACTGGTCATAATCAGGAGCGTAGGACTACTTTGGCGAGTGAGGTTTGGTTAGCTGAGAATACTTTGAATTGGGGGAAGTTTGAGCCTGCTATTAGGCGTTGGGAAAAGATTACGAGGGTTGCTCCTTCTCCTACTAAGGCTGATGGTAAGGATGGTGCGCATAGGTTATCTGCTGAGTTTACTGAGTGGATG